ATGCAACCATGTTGTCTGTGATGGTTGTGCTATTGGAAATTCCAATTACGTTTCCTCTACGAGGAGAAACGAATACCACACAGTCCCTTCTCTCATCAGCAATATTGACCAAAGAAGTAACCTTAGCGATTGCAGAAGCATCATCTGCACCAGAAGGTCCAGTAAGGATGTAGTCAATAGTTTGAGACTCAGGATCTTCGACTAATTCGTATGCACTTGCAATGTCGGTATTAGTAACACTGTAGTTACCACCAGATACAGAATAGTCAACACCACCAGTAAGGCGATAGTAATGAGTAGCGTTGTTCTTAGAACCAAAGGTTGTGCGACCATCAGGATAACCTGTAGATCCAGCAGAAGAACGAAGAACGTTGAACTGACGTGAAGCAGCAGTTAGACCGAAGTTACCATCAGCAGCAGAAGCAGTCGCTGCCATTGCACCAGTTTCATGCTTACCCCAGAAAATATATTCAGAGCGTTGCTTAACTACTTCCTTGTAGTAGTTTACTTCACCAACAGAAGTCTTAGCATCAGATGCTTTAGATACACCAATGAAACGCTCAAGAACTGCGCCAGTAGTACCTGTGACCTTACCGTCAATGTCAATAACAAGAATGTGAAGTTCGTCACGGTGACCACCTGCATTGCTTGCATAGAGTGAAGTACCAGGACGAGGTGCTACGTTGATCCACTTAGAACCAGGCAGATACTCACGCTCAGGATACTCAGGTCTTACAGCAGAAGGTGTGGAAGCGTTAGAGTTAGTATCTTGAACTGCACCAGCAGCATCAGCACTAAAGTCAATGCTACCTTTGTCCTTAGCGATATAGAGACGACGCTCGATGCCGTTAGCAGCGATATCACAAGTGTTTGTTCCTTGAGTTACAGTTTGACCAGCAGCAATGATACCAGTAACACCACCAGAAGGAAGACCAATCTCAAGTTTCTTGTTAGCAGGATCCCATGAAAGAACATCAATTGCTTCGTTAGAACCACCAATAGCAACTGTAGTAGAGGTGCCAGGTGTAAAGTCACCAACAATAGATTCAACAGTCAGTGAAATGCTATACTTATATACTTTACCAGTTGCTCCAGAAGATGCAGCAGTAAGTGCTGCGTCAGCAACGAATTCAGGTTCGTTACCAGAGCCAGGTGCAGGGATGACAGCAATCTGATCTGCGCCAGCGTCAGTTACGAATACACCAACGGAATTACCCTTTGTACCAGCAGTACGGGAAGCCCAACTCCAAGCATTAACAGCACTCTCGTAAGTAGTTTCGTAATCTTGAAGGTTTTTGATTAAGGGAGCAGTACCTGTGTTAACCGCGTTCTTAAGAGTTGTAGAGGTTACACGGATAGTTTTTAGCAGACCACCATATGAAAGGAACTGTGCTGCGGTATACCAATACTCATAGTTCGAGTCATTGGGTTTACCAAAACGTTCAACTAAATCCCTTTCATTAGAAATATCAATTACTTCTTCAACGGGACCGAGTTCAAAAGGTGCAGCAAGCACACCTACGTTCGCGGTGGATAGTGTAGTGATAGTTGTCAGGTCCCTTTCCTGTACAACTACACCTGGCGATGATTGATTGGCTGCCATGTTTAAAATTCTCCTAGAGTGATTCCAACATCAGATGTCTAGGATTATTTATATTTTTGAAACGTTACCTAAACTCCCACATATAGGATTTATCCCCATACTCCGCGACTTTCCACACATCGCCCTGTGCGTCTGCAAAATACTCATCATCCATTCCGTCATTGATAAATCCAAACGGAGCCATGTCTTGTTCGATCGCATCTCTTTGATCTTCATAAATGCGCTGCCGCACATCATTATCATGCATCTCTTTGAAGTAAGGTTGCATTGCCATCCAAGCAAAGATAACTAAGCACATTGCCAAGTCATCATTACATCCCTCTTCCGCTTGGAACGTTTGTCCCTTTGCAATAAAAGTTGTTAACTCTGCGATAGTGTCGTAATCATTTATAAGAAGTTTATCATCCTCAATTAATGCTTTTAGATTAGAACACCCAACCTGTTTTGCTGCAGTTGACATCTTAATTCCAAGTTGAGTTTTCTTACCAGAAAATCCTTGACCTAATTGTTGTCCTGCGCGACCACGCATAGAACACATCAACAGATTCTCATACTCTAGATCATATTGAATGATGTCTGCAACCTGACCACCAATATCATTTACCTCACATAAGATGTATGCATTATTATAATTCTTCGCTACATCAGTAATAATATTGGGTAAGACAATGGGTTTTATTTCATTGTTCTTATATCTAGCAACCATTTTATATGGGATGGTGGTTGTATCCATCACAGTGAATGCTGAATAATCACTACCCACACCACGAGATACATCAACAGTGATAACGTAATTGTGTTCAGGAATTGCCTGTTCAAATACTGCAAGACCTCTATGTTCTTTTGTAGGATCATGATATGGCATGATTCTCAACTTACTAGGAGAAATCAATGTATCAACAGATCCTAAGAACTCACATTCAAACTCAACACGAAACTGTTGTTCTGATGTGTTCTTAATAGTTTGTTCTTTCCATACCTCATCTCTACCTGGCACTTCTGACCAGTGAACTTCTGTAGGTACATATTCATTCGTTCCACGCTCTGCATCATGCCAGAGTTTGTAGAACATATTCATCCCGTGAGGGGTAGAAATGATAATGACTTTTGTGGACTTACCAGAAGAAATAGTAGGATAGACAGAACTAAAGAACTGATCAGCAATGTGATTCGGAATGAACGCGAATTCGTCCAGAAATATGACGTTAAAAGACATACCCCTGACAGCAGAAGCGGAAGTAGAAGCAGCCATGATTTTACTGCCGTTTTCAAGTTCCAAAGAACCTCTGTTCCATTGGAGGATTCCTTGCTGGAGCCACTTGGGGAGGTTTTCATATGATAGTTGTAATCTTTGCAGCATCTCTCTTGCAGTTGCTGCTTTGTTTGCCAAGATTGCTACGTTAACATTTGGATTGAATAGTACATACCAAAGTAAGTATGAAGTAACAATAGTGGACTTACCACTCTGTCGTGGTAGTTTTGCAATATTAAATCTGTGATCATGAAATTTAGATACCATCTCTTCTTGAAAATGATACATGTCAAAAGGTATCAGACCTTTGTCAAGAGAAACGATCTTAATGTAGTTTTTGATAAAGTAGACTGGATCTTCTGAGCACTTCAATACCTCAGCAACCTCATCTGGTGTGAAGTCAATTGCTGTATTTGCCTTTTTTAAATTAGGATTACCGAGATACTGATCGTTATTACTCATCTAGATATTTTTTAATTACTTCAAGTTGGTCATGGTAACGTGCCATCTCATCTAATTCTTTTTCTACTGCTTCGATAACATCAGGATGCTCACCGATACCAACAGGGTGATTGAGATAGATTTCTACGTTTGCTTTATGCTTGGCGATATGCCCAGTAGCGTGTGCTTTGAGAGCACGAATTAGTTCAGGTCTCATAGTAGTGTTCCTTTTGTTCTGCGGATTTCACGGAGTTCTTCAAAGTTTTTTTGCTTGGTGCCTCCGTCATACGCCCAAGCATAACCTTCTTCAATCATTGCTTCGTTAAGGGATAACTCTGCATCCCCAATATATAACCATCCTAAGAGACGACCATATTTGCCCATACCACCAACAAGCTCAGTGCGTATAACAAGATCATCATCCCCAGAAATGGCACCTTCCAATTTTTCTTTGATCCAGTTGGTTGCGTCAATTCCTAACTCCTTTTCTTCGAGGTCCCTCGTTCTTTTCTCTGGCGTATCAACTCCTGCAACTCTAACTCTTTCTTTCTTGTATAGATCAAACCCGAGATCAATAGTAACGTCAATAGTATCGCCATCAACTACCCTGTTTATTTCGATCACTCGGAAGTTGTAACAACTCTTCCGACTTGGTGGTGTCATCGCTCCCATGAGATTCTCGTTTATCAATGCCTAGTATATAGACAATAACATAGAAAACTCCTATCAGAAGTATCATAATCGAGATGATGACACTCCAGACAGGATCGTTTAAGTTTTCGTGAGATCTAAGTATGAGGTTCATGTGCGAAGGGTTCCCAATGCTCCCACCCATACTTATGTACTAAATGCATACCGATTATAGGAACAAACACCAATAAGAAAGATAGTGTGCCTATTCCTATCGGATTATTAAGTGTAAGTGCTGCTATGTGTCCTACCTTGTGTGCTATGCTGGATAATCCCATTTGGTGATTTGCTCCGTTTTGTGCATTGGACCCCAAATATTTTCATGATAAAGATATGGTGTAGTACGAATTGTACATTTTTCACCAGTACAAAGAAGATCGTCAACAATCCTCCATGATTCTAATACTTCTTCTGAATGAACAAAGTTGGATTGATCTTGATGAATTGCATCATAAAGAAGTTTTTCATATCCATCAACTGCTCCATGAGGATATTTATGTGTCAAGGTCGCTGTTTCAACTTTATTTTGCAGTCCTGGTGTCTTCATATCCATACGAATATCAAGGTGGGGATCTGGTTGTAGTCTAATAACAATACGATCATTAAACTCATGTCCCTCAAACAAACCAATCGGAGGTGCTTTCAATTTGACAACAACTTCAACACACTGATATGGCATCTTTTTACCAATCATATAGTAGAAAGGTACGTCTTTCCATCTCCAGTTATCAACATATAAATCGCCAGCAACGAAAGTAGGAGTTTCACTATCAGGATTTACTCCCTCTTCCTCTCTATATCCAATATATTGTCCCGCAACAAATTTGTTACCTAATCTAGTTGCTGCTAATACTTTAGTTTTCTCTCTACGAACTTCAGTAGCAGTCAAACGGCAAGGTGCTTCCATAGTGGTAAGTGCAAGAACCTGAAGCATATGGTTCTGCAACATATCACGAACAACACCCGATCCATCATAATACTGAGATCTACCTTCACACCCAATAGTTTCAGTTGCGTATATCTGCACTTCTTCAATATAATCTCTATTCCAAAGAGGTTCTAGTATTGTATTGGAGAAGCGAGTTGCAAGAATATTACTGACAGTATCTTTACCAAGATAGTGATCAATACGATAGATTTGTTTCTCTCTAATATGTGTGGAGATATTTCTCTGCAGATTCTCAGCAGATTTTAAATCAGTACCAAAAGGTTTTTCGATAATAACTCTAGATCGATCTGGATCATCCATCAATCCAAATTCTTTTAAATTTTGTACTGCAACATCATATGTGCTTGGTGGCACAGATAAAAAGTATGTTGCATCTTGTAAGACTGGTAGTTTTCTAAGTGAATCAATATCACTCAAATCACAAGAGACGTAATCTAATTGATGAAGAAACTCTTCAGGATAATTTTCTCCACCAATTTCTTGACGCCATTGTTCAGGAGTTCTTTCCCTACGGGCGGCACCAGTAATTATATAATTGTCTGGTAGAAGACCTTTGTCCCAAAGTTTATATAATGACGGTATTAGTTTCCGTTTACACAAGTCACCAGTTGCACCAAAGATAATAATGCCTCTAGTGAGCAGTTCCATTTCCTTTGTAGTCATCAGATTCGTAATAGTTATTTTCTCCTCTATATCTACCATATGCGAGGGTGGTACATACAAAGGGTATTGCAATCCATAATAAAAAGTCACTTAGGTTCATGATCCTTCATCCCATCATGGTTACCATCACCTGGTAATTTGCCAAAGGCAAGGTATTCGATTGCTTGCATTGATCCTTCTAGACGTTTTAAATCATTTTCGATTTTAACATACTCTTCATACCATCCTTTGATTTCATCTTGTCTGGCAGCGAGTTGCATTGTGCGTTTTGTAAAACGCTGAATTAGTTGTTCGTAATTTTCAGTTGGTTTCATCTTACATTATGTCCTCCAAACATATAACGCATCCCATTTAGGATACGGTTTCCAAATTCACCCAAATGTCTTGAGTTGAATCTCTCAAATAGTGCAGCAGAGATAACAGGTGTAGGAACACCAAGATCTACAGCAGCGTGTAGAGTCCAACGACCTTCACCAGAGTCTGATACTCCTCCATCAAATTTACTTAGGTCATGATCATGGCGGAATACATCAGCAGTAAGGTCAAGTAACCAACTACCAACAACACTACCACGACGCCAAAGTTCTGCTACTTCAGCACAGTCAATATCGTATTCATAATCTTTCGGATTTTCCATCGGAGCCACCTCAGCATCACCTTCCTTGGTGTAATTGGAACCAAGATTACCATGATGCAAGATATTAAAGCCCTCGGCGTATGCCTGCATGATGCCATATTCTACTCCGTTATGAACCATCTTTACGAAATGACCTGCGCCAGGTCCTCCACAATGTAACCACCCATACTCAGCAGATGTTGATGTGCTGTATGGATCTGTGCGGGGCGCAGCGGATAAGCCAGGTGCGAGGGCTCTGAAAATGGGGGCACAGACAGATACTGCGCCAGTTGCACCACCAACCATAAGACAGTATCCACGCTCCAGACCGTAAACTCCACCACTAGTACCGCAATCAATATATTGGATGCCAAGTTTAGAAAGCCTTTCTGCTCTTTTGCGAGAATCTTTAAAGTTGCTATTGCCATGATCAATAACAATATCCCCGTCGCTAAGTAATGGTAGTAACTCATTTAGTGTTTCCTCTACTAATTCTGCAGGGATAACAAGTTGAAAAACACCTGGTGCTTTTCCAATCATACCCTCCTGATTGTGTACTACTTGAACAAGGCTTTCCAGAGAAGTGGCAACTCCACTGACATAACCCTTTTCAAATGATTCTTGAGCTTTAGCATAGTTTCTCCTATAACCCCAAACTTCGATGCCTGCTTTCATCATGCGACGAGACATACCCTCGCCCATGCGTCCCAATCCAATAATACCTACTTTCATAATTCAAGTTGCGAATGATCTTGCTGCCATCTGACGGCGTTTTAATTCGTTTGCGATCTTACCGAGTTCATTATATGAAGCATCGCCACACACAAAATTGTGCTGCCGACGTTCCACTGCTTCGATAATTTTACTGTAATCCTGTTTTGTAAAATCAGGGAAAAAATCTTTTGCCACTAAGGTTCCTCTTTAATATCCTTGACTTATGTATCAAGGTGTTATAAGTGAATGTTTAACCAAGGGAAGACTGGTTTTATGACTCCAACGAGTCGAAGAAGACCCTCAGCAAAAAGTGAAAGAACAATCCAACCAACCCAAAAACTAATAATTGAAGCATTACGATTATGTTTTCGTATGGCATCATCGATCATCTCCTGTACTTTTTCTTCTGTCACATAATGTGACGGTTTAATTTCCTCCATTCTCATGTGATTAATTTGATTGCATTTTGAAGTTCTTGGGAATGATGTATTTCATCATCTCTAATTCTAGCGATGTCTTCATCATCTGGGAACCTTGTCAAGAATTCCTCATATGTATGAGCAGCATGGAGTTCTACTTCATAGGAGAGGTGGTAAGCAGCACGAGGAGCCACCCAATAATAAACCACGTTAATCCAATAATAGAGGAGTACGAGGTGTTTGGCGAAAGCGCGATCAATCCAATAACGATTACCATCCCGACTTTCCATGTATTCAAGATGTTCTGTTTCGTTAAGAGTTTGAGCAAAATGTTCCTCCATCAAATAGATGTGTTCTGGACCTCTCAACCCCATAGATTCTCTAAAGTGTAAAACACTTAAGAACGCAAAATAGGGTGCCCGAGCAATTTCCTCAAGCACCCAAAAACGGGGATAATCTCTACCTCTGTATAAGAAGTCGATGATAGCAACAGTGATGTCTAAGACTAAACTGTTAAGTGTTTTCATTTTACATGAATCTGACCAACCATACCTGCACCTTGGTGTGGACCACAGAAGAAATCATAGTCTCCTGCTTCATTAAACTGAATGTCTTGTGATTCACCTGGTGAGAACATCAGGGACTCTCTAGACAGGTCTGCACGTCCCTCAACAATAATGTTGTGAGGTGGAAGCATTCCATTTACAAAGTGAATAGTTTCACCTGCGTCAATTGTAATATCATCAGGTTCAAATACAAGGTTTCCATTTGAACCCATTGTTACATCGACTGCCCATGCTGGTGCTGCAAGAAAAAGTGTAGCGATTAGTGCGAAGATAAACTTCATTAAAACCTAGCAACTACACTATCTATCAGCATTTTTAGATGTTTTTTTATGTGTCAGAGATACCTGACTTTTTAGTAAGGGCATCTAATTGACCATCAACATATCCTCTACGATATTCCCAAGTATCACCCCCAATTTGACCTCGCATAGGGTTGATACACTTAGAATAATCTGGATCTTCCTTACGAAGATTATTACAAACAAGTCCTGCCAGATTCAGTTCGTTGCCTGTCTGACCAGTTCCTGTCCACATATGTTGTCCGTTTAACCAAACGGCACCACATTTTTCGCACTCTTTCCTTTCCATGGAAAAAGACGAAAACTCTTTAGTCGGATCAGTCATTTCTGCAGTATCCTCGTGGTATGGATTTACCTATTTATTGTAGCACGTTGACACAATTTGTCAACAGTTCCATGCTCGTAAAGATTTGTTGATTCTAGAATCAGGATCGTTAGCAGTCTTTGAAGATGTTAACTTCTTTTTCATTCCCTTCATTCTAGCGCAGAAGGATTTCCTGCGGGGATTTCCAACCTTTTTGCTTGGTGCTTTAAGGTCAGATCCAGGATTCTCTCTTTCATAAGACTTTCGTCCCTTTTCGTTGAGTCCTCCTGATTTATTTTTCCCTGCTTTTTTTGTCCATGCTGCTCCTTCTTCGAGTTCATTTTCCTCTTTTTTTACGCAGCGGTTGTACGTTTTGCCAAATAGTTTTTGGGTTCCTTTCTTTTCATAACCCTTCCAACACTTTTTTGCTTCAGCAAAAGATGTTCCCTCATGGGTAAACTTCATACCTTTAGTCGCTTTATCCTTAAGTGCTTGACGCTTCTTAGGATCCATGTTCTTTTCATAGTCTGCTAGTTTAGAAGCAAACTCTTTGTTATCTAATTTCTTGATAACTTTTCTATCTTCTTTATCTGGTCCTGTATATTCTTTTGCTTCATTCTTGGGACGGCAATCATTTACCAACTTGCCACCTTTCATTTTCATACCCACTTTTTTGTGAGTGTCCCAACATGCTTTTGCTTTTTCTGAAAACTGAGAGAAAGAAAGGTTACCTTCATACTCTTCTTTCTTACTCTTGTTTCCCCAATTCTTTGCACCAACTTTTCGGCATTTGACCAGCGCACCGCTTGCATAAGCACTGGGCCAAACTGAATAACGAGATTTTACCTTATGATAACAGGCATCCTTTTCGCCTTCATTAATTTCTTTTTTACCGCTTTCGGGACCTTGTGCATTAGGTCTACCTTTCTTTTTAGTTGCAACAGGTGAACCTTTCTTAAAGTCAGAAGGATAGGTTGCTTCGGATTGTGTTTCTTCTGTTTTCACGTTAATTGCCTTACCTTTGCGATCGGGATTAGGATCTTCTTTCTGCTTGCGGCGGAAAGCTGCTTCCTCTTCATCCTTATTTAGGTTGCGTTTCATTTTACTTGAACCGCACTTGGGTTTTGTTGTTTGTCCTGGTTGTTTAGCGCAGGGTTTTCCTGCATATTTACCACCGAGTTGAACCCAACCAGGCTTGCCATCAGAAGACTTACTCTTGCTAAACCAGTCACGGAGAGAATTATCGCCACTTTTGTTCGCCTCGGCAAACCCTTGACCAGATTTCCAAGTCCTTTGTTTTGTTTGTTTTTTCTGTGCCAATTTATTTGCGGTAGCGTACATAACTTCTTTATCACGTTTTCCATAAAGATCTTTAAAGCGATGACGAGATTTCTTCATCCCTCTAACAATTCTCTCTGCCTCCTGATTAACTAGTGGCATATCAACCACCTACAACTTGAATTTCTTCAACAACAATTGCTTGTCCAGTTGCAGCAATACTTACACAACGCTTGACGACTGCTTGAGGTCCGCTATAAGCGTAAGTATAATCGGCAGAAGCACTAGATGAATCAATATCAGTGCTAATAGTTGTGCCATTACTAGAAACAGCAGTTACCTTTTTACCAGCAGTGCCAGCAGAAAGGAAGTTGGAATCGATAGCAGGAGAGGTACTAGCATCTTCTACAGCGATGAAGTCACCAACAGAGAATGGATGAGTATTGCTCATCTCACCGATGTTAGTTCCAAGTTGATAATCAGCAGTGCTATCATCTACTGCCTTAATAATTCTTGCTTGACCAGGTTTGCCACCCTTAAGCAGAAGTGCCTCATCTTGAATCAAGGTGATTGCTGGACCACCATTGAATGAAACTGTTGCATCACCTGCAGTTGCAACTACGCGATAGTATCCAGTCTGTACAACTTGATACTCGGTAGCATCAGCAGCAATGCTATTTGTGCTTAAAACGTTTAATACTGTCATGTCGTGTTAGTTCGAGTCTGTATTATTTATCTCTTTTTGTTGCTTTAACATCTTTTGTAATTCTGCAGTAGAGCCAACAAACATCGTGTTATTAACAGTAGACGGTCCAGATTTCTTTTCTTCAGCATCTAATTCTTTCATTTTCTTTTGCAGATCAATCAGTTTATCTGCTGTATCTGCTACGTTTTTAATAAGTTGACCTGCAACTTCATAGGCACGAGGATGATCTGATGCTCTCGCTACATCGAGAATACCATCAACTGCCTCCTGTCCTTTCATTACAAGGTTATGAAGTTGAGCACGAGATACCTCGTAGTCATGCTTCACATCTTCAGTATCTGTTTTTTTCAAACTTGGTTTCACTTTTTCAACGTGCTTTTGGAGTTCAGATGGTTCTGTTCCAAAAGCATCATTCAAACCATCAAAAGGATTTCCCATTAGATTGCCTCATCATTACCGCTGATTGGATTGCGTTTCTTCTGATCTGTAAACTCCGAGTAAATCTCACCAAATCCAAAATCATCATCAGCATCTGCTGTAATAGGATCTGGTTGTACAGTATACCGAACTTCTCTTGGTGCAGATGTAGTATTGGTATCTGTATAGTAATCTGTGATAACTTTTTTGATAGTCTTCGCATCTGTGACAGGACCGTAGAGGTATGTCTTGACAGTAAATTGAAGAGTATAAATGATTGCTCTACGTTGGGTGAAACTACCATCGTAGTCATCTTCATAGTCAATATTATTCAAGACCACAGGAACATCCTTGGTCTCATTCATAGTCGGCAATAACTTGACTGAGAGATTGTAATGAGGTTGGAAGAACGGTAAAATTTGTTCAAGAATCTGCAAACCATCTTCCTGATTTTTTGAAATGATAGCAAGTTCAAACCCTAGATTATAGGGGACTGGCATAAAAACATTTTTGTTCTCGTCTGTATCCTTTGCAATTTTAATTTTTTGCGTAGGTGATACCTTTCTAGTAGCATCATATGTAATACCATTAATCTCAAAAGAGATTCTAGGTAGAGTGATCTGTACTCTCTTATTAGTAGGGTCAGGTACTTGGTCGAGACGCGCCAGAAACTTTGCTTTAGGACCATATGCCAAGGGCACTTTCATTACTTCATCTTGACGACGAAGTTCAATGTTGTTGAACAAAGTTCCAAATGCAACAACAGTCTTTCTAAAGATTTCGTTATATGAGTATGTGCCTAACATCAGATTGTGGTATCAGTAGTGGACCCGACTGAACCGAAGGGATTTGCTTCGGAGAAGTCTAGAATATCATCATCAGCAAGTTCAAAGGCATAGTTTTGATCAATGCTATCTTCAGTATTCACATTATTTAGTGTGTTGTAAGATGCAGTTGTCCATGCAGCACCTGAAGTCTGTCCAGTGACAGTCTCAGGAATTGTAAAGATACCTGATCTATTGAATACTTGAAGTTGTCTATTGGAAGAATCCCATGCCTTAACTTCTGCCGTAACATTGGAACTACCTCCAGCAACAATCTCACCAACAGTAAAGTCAGCACTGCCACCAGCAGCAAAGTTAACTGTGATGGCATTGGCAAATGCTGTCTCGATAGCATCGATCTCTGCGATACCTGTGTCGAGATCTTCGTCACTGTACTCAAAGAGTTCACACTGACATTCCCAAACATAACCTTTACCAAGTTGATAAAATGGTTTCTCTGCCTCTACAAATTGAATTTGAAATAAGTGTTTGGTTGTAGGAAACCAAATTAAATCCCCTTCGTTTGGTCGTCCTTCGACATTGAGGACTTCAAGGTCGTCAACTTTTTCTTTAAATTTTTCACGGGAGAAAATAAACGTCGTCTTATCTTCGACGCGAACTCCAAATTTGCTAAGTAACTCGCCTTGCCCTTCCCATCCTTCAACATTATTGACATAAGCCCTGATTGCCCTCGCGCTGTCAAATTGCGAATCAGAGTCTTCTCCGAAGACCGTATCGCGGTTGACCAAACTCCGAGGAACGTAGTAAATATCTTGCCCATAAATTTCTATGCTCTCTACGACGAGATTCTCCATGAACTTCTGCTCTTGAGCAGAACCATTCGCCTTTAAAAGATTTGAATGATCGCTAAAGACGAAATCAGATGCTGGTGTATTCTGAAATGCCATATTATCCTACCAAGTCTAGAGGGGGAATCTCGTATGTATCACGAAGTTGCTCTTCAAGATCTTTCTTAAAGGTGCTTGCATCTTCAAGAATTTGACGACCGTTAAGAGTAACACCACCCAGCATTTGAATGCCGTCATACTTACTTAGGTTCCTTCCCCATTGTTGTTGGAAAAGTGCCTCAACATAATCCTTTAACCAGTTATCATTATACATTGATGTATATGTTTCAGGATCTTGACGCATCTGAACTTCAACTAAAAGGAAATCTCCTGCTGTTAAATCTGCCCAATCCATATCAAGATATAATCTACCTTGATGCTCATTAAATCTGACTCTACGATCTTTCTGAGAATTGGTGACCCAATCCAATGTCTCAAGATACTGTGAAGTCATAAAGTAATGAAGAATATGTCCATGCGTCATTGCATAGATGTCATTCAAAAAGATTTGATATTTAATATTGAAAATGTTGCCAGGCACAATACTAGAAGCACCAATCTGAGAATAAACATGATTGACAGAGAGGACACCTGGCGGGAGTGAAACATATTCGGTTCCTTCATACCAAGCAGTAGAACCAATCTGAGCAGTTGCTTGTGCTGCTGTTTTGATTGCATCCGTTACTTCAATCTTAATAAAAGTTTTGTAACTACCATTGTAATGATACTCTTGGTAGTAATCGATTGCTTCTTCAATAAGATCATCTAGTTGCGTTGAAGCAACGTTGATGTCAATCGTGGGGAATCCTAAACGACGAAGAGCGTAATCTCTTAGTTCTGTTTTAGTTGCGGGTCTAGTTGCTGACATTTGTTATCAAGCGAATGAGGAGATAGTAAGAGTTGTAACATCATTTGCACTGACGACTTCTCCTTTCTTGAAGAATCCATCAACGGTATCAACGGTGATTGCGTTAGTGCCAAGAGCGGTAATAACGCCTGTAGTGCCACTAGTAGCACCAGTGACAGTTGAACCGACTTCCATTGTAGTAACGTCAGTCAGTTGCAGAGTTGCATTAGTAGCAACTGTGGAGGTGTTCACTGTAGCACCATTACCATGGATCGCTGTTACATCGAATGTAAGAGCAGCAGCACCACCACCGCCAAGTTGAGCGTCAGCAACTGTGACAGTCTCATTGACGATGAATCCACTACCATCATCTGTGACAGTAACAGAATCAACAGTTCCTCCAGTACCAATTACAACAGTGAATGTTGCATTAGCACCAGATGCTTCAGTTCCATAATCGGATGTGCCTAAGGTGTAAGTGCCAGGAGTTCTTGCTGCATCAGTTGCACCAAAGTTACCTACAGTCTTAATACCAGATGCGTTAGCATTGGTAATAGTTACTGTTTCATCAGCAGCATATCCAGTACCACCGTCATTGATAACAACGTTAGTAATAACACCATTAGATGCAGTAATGTCAACTGTTAGTGCAGATCCAGTTCCACCAGTTGCAGCGACACCCGTTGCAGTTGTGTAACCAGTTCCTCCAGATAATGTTCCCAAGTTGAATGATAACACTTTACCAGCGTTAGCATTAGTAATGGTTACAGTTTCATTAACGAGATATCCAGTACCACCAGCGTTAACGGCAGCGGCAGTGATTACACCACCGACGACAGTAGTATCAACTGTCAACGACGAACCTGTACCGCCAGTGGTCGCTACAGCAGTTCCAGCGGTGAATCCTCCTCCACCACCATTTGTGACAGAGGTAGTAACTGCAGCACCAGGTGTAGGATCACCAGACAGATTCAATGTCAAAGTTGTAGCAGTTGCAAGGTTGTTGAGCATTGCACTTAACTGTTCAAATGCATTGTCGAGTTTTGCTTGAACTCTTGCTTCAGTGTAATACTGATTAGTAGAACCTTCACTAAGGTTATCCGTAGTTGCTGCAGCAATCTTAGTATCGAAACGTGCGTCAGAACGAGCATTAGTAAAGTAAAGATTGGTAGATCCTTCAGTAAGATCATCAGTATCTGCAGCAGCGATACGAGCATCTGCTCTAGCATCCGTATAGTAAAGGTTGGTGCCTTCAGACAGATCGCTAGTAGACTTAGCAGCAAATCCTGCGGTTACTCTTGCATCAGCGCGAGCATCTGTGTAGTAAAGGTTGCTACCCTCTGTCAGGTTATCGGTGGTCTTACTAGCAAGGCGAGTATCAAAACGAGCATCTGTATAGAAGATATTTGTGCTACCTTCAGTAATATTATCGGTATTGATGTCTGCTTGAGTTACAGACAGTTGACCACCAGCACTAAGTTCAATACCAGTACCGTATGTGAAGTGTGTACGGGTTCTAGCAGCGGTTGTAAAGAGGTTTGTGGAACCTTCGGTTACATTATCAGTATCGATGTCTGCCTGCGTTACAGTAAGCGTATAGGTGCCTGCTGCGTCATTGTATGCCTTAGTAATACCTGTACCAGCAACAATAAGAGCATCGACTCTATCATCGACACGCTCATCAGTGTAATAAAGGTTAGATCCCTCAGTAAGGTTAGTAGTGCTATGATTGCTAATATCAGATACTTGACCAGTTACGTTACCTGTAAGAGCACCTGTGATTGCAGTAATGTTTGCAGCATCAGCAAAGATTCCTTGCCAACGAACAGAAGATGTACCCAAATCATAAGTGCTATCTGCAGCAGGATTAAGGTCCTTAGCAGTAGACGTTGCACCTGTCAGATTACCAACTAAATCAGAAGTAATTTCGTTAGCAGCAAAATCACCGTTAGCATCACGAAGGACGAGGTTATTTGCTGAGTTGTTTGATGTAGAAGCAACGTTGATTGTTGTATTACCAGCAACACCATCAGCATTGGTCAGTGTAATACCAGAAGATGCTGTAACGGCGAGTGTGCGTTGTGCGTAGGTGTTTGCAGCAGTTCTTACAACATAACCAGTACCTGCCATTGCAGCAAGTGCAGTGATATCAGCATCATCATATGTTGTAGTAATAGTAACGTTCTGAGATCCATCGAAGGAGACGTTACCGTTAACAACACCATCAACAGTGATTGTACGAGCAGTTTTGAAAGTATCAGCGGTAAGAGCATTACCTTGAATACCAGCACCAGCACCAGTGCCAGCAGCAACAGTGATAATGTTGGCGGCAAAGTTACCAGAGGAGTCACGATTAACAACTGTAGATGCAGTGTTTGCAGTTGCAGTTGTCATGCTGTCCAAAAGGTCAGCGTTCAGATTGTTGATCTTGTCTGTTGTAGGAATAACCAGAGCAGGACCAGAAGAAACTTGAGATGTGATCTGACCATCTACAGTCAGAGTACCATCAATGTTGGCATTGGCATCAACATCAAGAGATGTGCCAGCGCCAGTAACATGAACAGAACCAGCACGAAGAGCACCGTCTGTACCAGTAAGAACTTCAGAGGAGTTACTTGCACTTGTTAAGAATGCGAATTCTTGGGAGGATCTGTCGAATCCAAAGAAACCAATTTTCGCAGAGCCGTCGTAATAACGGAACTCAACACCACGATCCTTACCGTCGTTAGACGCGGGTGCTGTGTCACCACCCACAGTAATAATAGGGTCATCG